ACTCATAGTCTTCGTAATCCTCTGGAAATTCCGCCTTCATGTTTTGAAGGTCGTCGTCTTCGATTTTCGAGGCGGCGTCTAACTTTGATTCATATCTTGCAACTATGTTTTCACGCTCCACCTCAGGGAGTGAGCGGGGCGCGAGGGAGAACGTGCCACCTTCGGCACGGGAGGGGTTTAGAAAAGGTTTAAATTCCTCACTAGGAATTTCAATTGTCGCTATTGGCTTTGCATACGTTAGTTTAAAAAATTGATTTGGATCAATACCTTTGTTTTTTTGAGCTTCGGCAATTTTAGCCTGAGTCGCTTCGTAAATTTTTGTGGTGCCAACAATGCTTACCGTATTGATGTCCAACAATGGTTCTCCATCAGTTCCATCGCCAATAACTTCACCTTTGACCAAGTAGGCGTATTTAGCTGGATGTTCTAAAGAATGCGCCACCGAAAGACCGCCTTCATCAATTCCATCCCGGTGGTTACGAGAGCCGCGATGAGTTCGGTTTTTGATATGGGTATAATCATCGGCATTGTTGGAAACCCTGACAAAGATATTCTTTTCAAAGGGCCATGCGGCTTCGGCAAATTGACGGAATTTAGTTCTTTCCCATGATCCCCAACGAATGGAAAACTCTGCGACAATAGCAACCAACCCACCGGAAGGATGTCTTATAACGCGGTTACCACCGAAATTTCCCAAACCTGTCACTTTTACGAGCGCAACTTTCCCATCTGGCACATCAGGAAGTCTATCAAAAATTGACTGGTTGAGTTTTGCCTCAGAAAGACCGCCCGGTGAGACGCTGAACGCCATATTCCCAGCCTGCGCGATCTCCAACGCCTCCTTCGCGGCGGCGGCTTCGTGTCGGCGCTGCGGCGATGCCTCCATGAGTTCATCGAGGAATGCGTCGTAATCGTCGCCAAGCTTGCCCTCAGACTTCGCTTTGCGTAGTGCCTTGCCTTTCTGGATCACTTGTCCCCAGAACTCTTTCCACGCTTTCAGCCATGTCGCGAACGTGCCAGCCGCACGGGATGTCTTGCGGGAGTCGATGTCCTTGCCGAGTGTTGCGTTTCGTTCACCGCGAGCCATTGCGGCCATACCGCGAGAAATCAGACCAGCCGAGAATTTGCCGCCATCCTTCCGCCTGCCGATGGCGTCGGCTACCGTTACGTCCACGATCGCCTCATCCAGCAGGGACTCGGAGATTTGAGCGTCATCCTTTGAAGGGAGAAAGTCGATGCCCGTCGCCTGCTCAGCGAGTCGCACCCATGCCAGCCCTTGATCATGCGTGAAGCGGCCCGATTCCAAGCCTGCGCGCCATCTTCCATGCGTCGTTTCATGCAGCACGGTAGCAACGTTCATCCCGCGCCCGAAGACGCTGGAAACCGCCGTCCGCACGTTCTCGATCTGCTCGTCCTTATTGAAGCCGTTGACAGTGAAGACGATCTTGCGCGCCTCGTCCAATGGGATGCCGTGAAGCTGCGCGTATGTCTCAATTCCTCGCGCCACTCGGGCGGCATCCTCGGGACTGCGAGCGGCCTGCTTTTGAGTGTCCATGCTGGCAGATTCAGCACGTAGCGCCTCGTCACCCATGCCGCCCTTTTCGTAGAGTTCATCCCAGAGTTGAGCGCCCGCTTGCGCCCTGCGCTGCTCCTGCTCGTCAAGATGGCCGAAGACGAGTCCCATAGCCTCATCACGCGACGCCACTCGCACGACTGCGCCGCTTTCGGCATCTTCCACGGCCCAGCCTTCGGAGTCACGACGCACGCGAGGAATCAGCCCATACGTCTCTGCCATTTGCAACAAGTCGGCAACACGCTTGGCATCTTCGGTCACGGCCCCCATTCTCGTCCGCGCTTTTTTGACAAACTCCTCGGCGGGCATCGCCCTGAACTTCTCCTGAATCATCGCGTCGCGCTTCGCCGCGTCAGGTTCCGCCATGATGTCAGCGGCTACTTCGTCACCAAAGAACCGCCGCGCATCTTCCATCACGTCCATATCTCGGGACGTGGACATTCCCGCGCCAATCAGGCCGAGAGGGATCACGGAAAGCAGCAAGGGTGCAAAGTTATCGGCCTCGAAAAACTTGCCCATAACATCGCTCAAATGCTTGCCCTCTGGCGTGTCTGGAATGGATGGTGCGATGGCGTGCGCCAACTCTTGCAGGAATGGCGTGGTGGCCTCTTGAATGACTTCCTCGCCAACTTCCGTGCCGGACCTCATTCCAGACCGTAGAAAGAACTGAGCTGCCCACGAACTACCCGGCTTCACACCAAACTTATTCAACACGCCAGCCACGCCGGGGATTTTTGTAATGGCCTCAGATGCACGCTCAACGGCAGCTTGAAGCACGCCACTAGTCACCGCCGCAGCGGCAGCGTCTGCGCCCTCCCATCCATTGCGCCGAAACTCATTATAGCTGTCGCTTGTGAACGCCCCTGCCGCTGCCGATGTGCCACCGGGGATCATCACGCTCACCATGTAGGGAAGGCTTGTTGCCCCCATGTAGGCCGCGCTTTCTACCCATCCCGTCCAGCCTTCACGCTCCGACTTCACAGGGTCGATTACGCCTCGTGACATATCGCGAATGTCGTTTTCCACCTCACGACGGGCGCGAATCTGCGCGGCGAGTTTTTCGGGATTCTCCGCGTTGGTGATTCCCGCCTTCACCATGGCCTCGCTGGCGTCTTGCGACATCTCCACGATGGGCCGCGCAAAGAGGAACGATGCGCCGATGTCGGAGATCACACGGCCCGCGTTTTCGCCCATGCCCTGCGCAACTCCTTTTTCTACCTTGCCAGCGTCCGCCGCCATGAGTTGCACGGCAGCGAGCGCGAGCTTGTAGGCTTTGGGAGAGCGAACGCGGAGGTTGATCAAATCGCTCTTAGCCTCGTTGATCCAAGCATCCGATTCCTGCGATGCTCCCGTGATGGAACGCATGGCGCGGAAGGCGCGAGACGCCGCAGCCCTCCCATCTGGCCCGAGTTCCTTTTCCACGTCGGCGCGAGTCTTCGCCCAAACTTTGCGAGCCTCGCCGAAAGCTTCGGGAAGGTGTTCGTTTTCCACCTGCCACGCGGCAAAGTCGGCCATGTCGGAGCCTCCACGGAGGGCGGAATCGAAAGCCGCAGAGCTGGCGCTTTTCAGCGTCTCGGCTTTGATCGTATTATTCTTCGCCCGCTTAGTGAGAAGCCCATAAAACTCGTTGGCATCTTTGACGCCTCCCGCAAGCGCAAGCCCTCGCTCCTCATCGCGAGCGAAGGCGTGCATGTAGTAATCCTCAAAGCGGCTTGATACCTCTTCGACATCCTGCCCAGTATAAGCCGCGACGTTTGCCACGGATGCAAATCGCTTTTGCGCTGCCACCCTGTCAGGCTCAAATCTGAACGTGTTTTCAAGACTCTGACGCTGTGCTTCGTCCAATGTATTTTCCCATGCGCCAAAGTCGGTAATCATGAGGTCTGCTGTCTTTGGATCAATTGGCATCTTATAGAGTAGGTTTGCGAACGATGACTTTGGCGTTGCTCTTTTGCGGCAGTCCAAGGATGTCAGATGCCTCTGGCGTTAGGTCAATAAGTTTGTTTTTGCTGGCTTCCACAAGATACATTCCCGTTTCATCGAAGATGGCTTTCGTCTTTCTGTTATTAGCTTCGACCTCAACAACCGACTTGGACCAATCCCAGGTTCCATCTTTATTCTTGCGAGGCAGTTGAACGCCTAGCTCTTCCGCCATGCGGGGAGCAAGCGCCACGGTGGGAAGCTCGCCATACCACGGTTGTTCACCCCGCAACATACCGAGCGAATTGTAACCGTTGTCGGCGTCACCTGCATAGCCGTAACTGGATGCGACGCCTTCGTATGATCCATCAGCCAGTTTCGTGTATCTCTGCGATTCTGCCCCCGTCCCTGTGGGTGCTGCTTGTGTTGTCTTGAAAAGGTTCGCCGCGCCGACGCCTTGAAGAACTGCGCGAGTCTTGTCACCGACCCATGCCCGAACTTCCTTTTCGTCCGGTGGAGTTCCGCGCTTGTTTAGTTCGTGCTGATACCACGACTCTAAACCCTCTTCGAGAATGGCCCGATTGAACTCCGCCGACATAGAAGCGTCTGGATTCACCGACACGTCAGAGGTTGAGAGAGTAACCAATTTTCCCCACTCGGCATCTGTCAGTCCAACAGGCTTAGCCGCCACGCGAGTCGTTGAGTTCTGCTTGAAGAGTTGAAGAGCTTTGGCTTTGTCGATGCCTTTCCCGGTAGGTTGCCCTCCCCATGTGAACTCGCCCTTGGTCAGCTTTTCGATCTCCACTGCGGCATCTTTCGGAATGCCGAACGCCTCCAGCTTCACCTTGTCCTTGAAGAGAATTTCAGCGTCAGAATCCCATGCGCGGGTTGTGCCTACATCCTTTAGCATTTCACCGATGACCTTCTTCCCGGCAGAAAGAACGGATTGTTGCGCCCTCTGCGGACCGTTGAGCTTGGCCGCACGATTTAAACGAGCCTCAAAAAACTCCATCTGCGAACCATTCAGCCCGAGCATAGCGGCTTTTTTCTGCATCTCGTAACCCTTTACGCCGTCAGGGTCTTTCATAGGATCGTATTGATCTACCTCGCTATTGAGGAAGTCATAGAACTCGCCCTGCATTGCGCCTTGCTCCGACTTGGTAGCCACCAGCAATCGAGCGCCCGTGTCTTTGTCGATCTTGTTTTCGGCTACCCAGTTTTCGATTTGGGAAGGCACAATGACCTCGCCTTGAGCCTTTCGCATAAACACCTCACCCAAAAATTCTGCCTCAGACTTGCTTTTATTAACTGCCCTGGTGCGCTCGATTCCTTCCAAACCGGCAAGACGCTTAACTTTGATGAAATCATCATCCCAGCCTGCGCGCTCTTTGCCAAGTTGAATGGATGACTCCAGCCCTTTTTCGTCGGCAGTCATCACAGCCGCTTTCCATTGATTCTCGGCAGCGCGGGAAGCATATAAAATATCAGCGTCCACCAATTCCAAATCAGCTTGCTCTTTCGTTTTAAATCCGCCCGCAACCTCGCCTTTAAGATGATTGCCATAAATGGACATATCGCCCGTTTCAATGGACTTCTGCCTAGCCATTTGACCGAGTGAGTCCATCCTTTGCCCCGCCTGCTTAAACGCATTCGCTTGAACCATAATCGTTCCGCGAGTCGCCCAATTCGAGAACCTGTCAGCGAATTGCAGCCGTGCGTCTGGCGTGACTTCCTCCTGATCAAAGCGCCCTTTGATGTCGTTTTGCAAGCTCTCCCACTTGGGAAGCCAGTCCTTTTCATTCTGGCCTTCCGGCGATTGCTGCCATGTTGCAAAATCAGCTTGGGCTTTGTTCATCGCCAGTGACGCCTCAGTGAGCTTCGTCACGTCGTTCGCCCGCTTCGCCTTTTCGGAGATGTCGAGCACGACATTCGCCGCAGTGCCGAGCGCCTTGCCGATGCTGGCGTTTGTCACCGCTGGCAGATTCGGAGTTTGCAGCGTCTGGTTGCCCGTGTTGATCTGCGCGGGGCCTTGGAGGATGGGGATTCGGGCCATGATATTAAACGGGCTTGCCGCAATGTGGGCAGATTCTTGTCATCGAAAACTTTTGAGGCTTTGGCAATCCTAGCAGCGACGCAATTTCCAGATGGGTTTTCCACCCATATCCACGCGGCCATTTGGACCTGCCCTTGTCCCACTTTTGATAGAATTCAGACAGCGATTCAAGCGTCTCTATTCCCTTATTGCAAAGGATGTTGCGAGTTGCGCATCTTAACGAATGGAATGGATTTGGCTCATCTTCGATTATTTGCTGTGCCACTTCAAATATAGCGCGAGCCCTTCCAGCAGTTATCTTGAACTGACTTCCAATTTCGGAAAATGTTAATCCATCCGTCCTCAGTTTATAGATTTCGGCACGTCGTGACGCTGTTTTTTGGCGTTTTGTTTCCATAGTGATGATTAGTAAGTAGTCATTGCTCCGACTGTAACGCTGCCTTTTCCGGCTGTTCGTGGACGTGTTGACCATGCCGAGTATCCCGTGCCCACAGCAGAGATAGCGGAGCCGATGGCCTGCCCAGTGGCATCGCGGCGGATCACGTCCGCTTGCTGCTGGCCCATTTCGAGAGTCGATGAACGCTGATAAGCAAGCTGGCGCTGTGCGAGGTCACTCACTCGTTGCTGGTCGGCAAGCTCCGTCTGCTGTTTCGCCCAGGTGTCAGCTTCGAGGGCGAGACTTGTTCCAGTGCCGAGCATTGCGCCACTGCCACCCATGGCCGAGAGTTGTTGAGCGCGGAAACGGCGTTGCTCCTGAACGGCGCGACGGCGATTCTCTTCATCCTCCATCGCCTGCCGCTTTTGCTCTGCTCCAATGGCGTCCGCTTGAGCTTGTGCATTATATTCGGACTGACGAGCGCTCGTTTGAGCGGAATCATAGCTAATATAGGTTGATGCGGCGGCCAACGCCAACATCACGATGCCAGGAACCACCTCGTTACAAGGTGGGCGTGTGGATGAATAGATACCAACTGGTCCGCCTGTATGAAGCGGCAGATAGTCTAGGTGATCACGGAAGTTCATATAAGACTTGAATAGATGGCCTGTCAGCCACGATCCAGCCGTCTTTTTTTATGAGGCGTGCCAGTTCGGGGCGGCAGAAATTACGAACGAAAGAATACCGTATCGGCCTCTCTTGTCCATCTTTCAAATTTGACAAGAAACCCTTGGTTGTGCGCCATATCATGGCCCATGCTTTCCTCCCATCTTTGAGTGAGGTATTTGGACGGCTCCACAAGTTGTCCATAAAGACAAAGCTACAGTCAAAAACAAGGTAAACAAAGCAGACGGCAAGCGGCCCTTTAGAGTCCTCCACAAGAAACCCATTTGGAGATAGTAGCGCCTCATAAATCTTCATCCCGCGCGCCTCCGCCCATCTTTGAAGTGTGGCAAAGTCATCTTGTGTGTAAGCGCGAATATTCATGGGATATGCTTCCAAAGCCTGCGGTTAATGATGTGACCGATAAGCCCAAAAGACACGCCAAACTGTGCGGCAAGCGACTTCAACGTGGTGCCGCCAGCGGCATACTTGGCGCGAATCTCCAAGACTGCGGAGGCTGTGAGTGTAGCTCTGCCCTGATCTTCTCCACGCAATATCACCCTCCTACCCTTTGCGGCCATGTCGTCCATATTGTTTTGATGAGTGCCAGTGAAGAGGTGCGACGCCCGCACGCATGATGGCTGGTCGCAGCGGTGGAGGATGCATAGGCCTGATGGAATTGACCCGTTTTCTATAGTCCATGCCGCGCGGTGAGCGAGGATCATTTTACTGCCAACCTTAATCTGCCCATACCCCGTCCTGACTTTTACAGCCGTCCACACCCAGCAAGGCGTGTCCATATGCGGCATCGTGGGGCCGTCTTTATCGACCTTCGCCCAGAATCTTTTCTCGTCAGCGGGCGCGAGCTTGATTTCTTTCGGTGCGCATGGCACGGTTTCAGTAGCTTGATTCATAGTATCGTTATGGATTGAGTTAGCGCCGTGCGGAGTTCAAGCTCCAATCGGCGCGACTATTTAGGCGTGAATGTGAATAAAATCAACTCCCGCCCGCTCCCGAGCTTCCTTCAATTTGAATCTCGATGAGAGCGGCTAAGACTGCGCAAGGCACGGGATGCTTGGAGCCAATAATGAAGTTTTGCCCCTGTCTCCAATCAAAATTATAAACTTGCGGCAACGTCTGCCCAGTGACATAGCCGGAGCCTCCGCTGATAACTCCGCCATAGGCGACTGCATCCGTCATATCGACCTTGTTGGCCTCAAGATAGGCGTTTGCCGATGTCTCGAAGCAATGCGCAATCTTCGTGTTAAAGAAGCGGAAGGCCATCCGTGTAATGCGCCATTTCTTCATCTGCGCGCTTCCGTCTTGGAGTTGAACCTCCATACGATTCGGCATGAGCTTGGCCTCGTAGAGTAGGCCATAAATCAGCTTCGTGCCGCCAACGAATGAGAAGCCGGAAACGTCCGTAAACTCGGCGGTGCCGGACGTTGCGCTTGTGACAGTCGCGGAGAATGGTGCGCCTGTTGAAATAGTCGTGGATGCGCCAAGTGTTAGCTCTGTGCCAGTGATGAAAGCGGGCGTATTCGTCGTAACATTCGTAAACGTGACGGTTGTTCCAACGCGGCTAAACGTGCCATAGTAGTAGGAGTCAAGAAACACGCATCGGCGCTCAAGCACACTCGACTCAATGCCGGACATGGACGGGTTCACTGATGTCATCGCGCCCACCATAACAGCGCCGTCGATGCTTTCGAGTTGCGTCACAGATCCGCGAGTCGTGAGGAAAATGAGCGAGTCCGCTGCCGTGGCTTCACTGTAAAGTGTGCACATCGACACGAAGGAATGACCACCACTTGGGCCGGTGTTATGCCGGTGCCATGCGGTCACGTTGTTCTCACGGTCATAGGTAAAGCCTGCGATTTTACCGCTTGAGAACGTGAGCCAGATAATCGGGTCGGGAGACTGTGAATAAGTGATCTGAGAAATTGAATCAGCAGACGATGCCCCGGCTAGAATGTGCTCCGCGAGCAGGGTCATCTCGGGAGCGCTGTAACCGTCCTTCTCAAAGACGTAAGCAAACTCGCGCAGTCGGTTGTCTCGCGTGAGCCATAGAAGCCCATCGCCAGAAAGGACGGGCTGATGCTTGCTCGAACCGTAGCGGCTCCATCGGCGGAGTCGAAGGCTCGAAGGCGTCAGCGCGGCGTCTTGATCTCCGCTGTCCATCGTCCACTCCTCGCCCGTCGTGCCAATGACCATCGTGCGTTTGAAACTGGCAAGCCATTGAATGTCATTCGCCTGCGTTGCTGCGAGCGTGACGTCAATGCCTGAGGTATCCAGCGAGCCGGTAAGAAACGTGTAAAAGTCATCTGTCTGACTGCCCCAGATTCGCATAGGCTCCGTGGCCGTGGATGCGAAGAAAAGCCGCGAGTCATGGAAAGCGCACGTTCGAGGATAGCCGCGAGTGACAGAGAATGCGCCCTTTCGCCACACAGGAAATGCGGCGCCGATTACTTCGTTCGGAATGAGGGAATCAACCGCGAGCTTTGGAATGCCACGAACCTGCGTCGTGGAGACGTAGGACACGACGTTAAAAGGGATGTCGAGCTTGCCGACGGCAGGCTCGATGGTCATTGTTCCGCTACCCGTGGCGCTGGCTTTAATTGAAACCCAGCGATACCAGCCGCCCGTGTTCGGGGCGTCAGCAGTGTAGCTGATCGTGCCCTCCTGAGAGCCGCTAATATACCACTCCTTGATTGTGGTGAAGTTGATGCGGTCCAAGCTCTCCTGAAGCTGGAGAGTGCATTGATTCGGTGATCCGCCAGCGGTCCAATTCGTGCGCGCCAGATACGAGCCTTGAATGAAGATGGCCGCGCTTGTGATGGTGGCGGTTGCCGCTGTGATGGCCTCCGAGGTGACGCGATTGGTTGAACCGGGCGAAAGCAGCCAAGTGCTGCCGACCTCATTGGCGTCAAATGTGGCCGATGACGCTGTGAGCCGGTAGTCAGTAAATGGCATTAATACCCATTGCGCACCCACGCCTGGACGGTTTGCAGAAGTTGCAGGCGCGTGTGTGGTAATGCACCAGTAATTCGAGCCGAAGTATTCCACAACATCGCCGACCGTGTAGCCAGCGGGAGCTGTGGTCACATTCCACGAAGTGAGATAGCGTGCGACAGTCCACTTTGCACCGGTGAAAACAGCATCAGAGTTCGCCGTGATGCACCGATAGAGTAGCCCACCTTGCAGCACGAAATCACCGATGACATAGCTGGTGTTTGCCACCCAATCGTTAGCGTCATAATCGATCTTGATCGTCACCGCGTCGTCAGGCGGGTCAAGTGCGGGAGCGAACTGAAACGGCACGTCGGTAAACGCCCACGTTCCATCTGTCGCCCTCGTAATAATTTTCGGATGCTCCGTGGCAACCGTGAGATACATCACATCGTTGAGCTGGACGAAGTGAAGATCCGCAATCTCCGTTGTGGAGTAGGTCGTCGTCAGCGTGGTAACGAGCGTGAAAGCGCCGGACGAATACGACCAAACCTTGATGGCGTTCGTTTTAAAGCCGAGCACGAAGTTGATGCTCGTCGAACGACGGAAAGGAATCAACCGCACGCAATCGGTCACGTCAGAGTTAGCCGCGCCGAATCGAGTGCCAGGACGCTTGAACACGCCACCGTAACTGCGCACGATGAAGTTTTCAAGCAGTCGGCAACCCGTGGCGTATTTCTCCGAGTCCGTGCGCCCATCCATGAGCGGCGACATCTCGCCACCATTAAAGACCGCTTTGATTGTCTGGAATTGAGCCATAATCAGTAAGGTCGTGAGCTTGCATCGCCTGCCCAGCGCATCCCGCCAAAGCGAGCTTGGACGAGTTGAGAATCCTCAAATGGTGGAATCCTGCGCGCCTTGCCCTCGTTGGCATCACGGCTCTTCACCGATGGAGCGATGGCCTTCTCGTAAAACTGGCGCATCTCCAAAGCTTGCCCGGTAGCGCCTGCGGTATCCTGCGCGATGTAAGAGGCAAGGAGACGGGAGAACGCCGTCACAAAGTCAGCCGGGTAGCTTGTAACAGTCGTCACCCGCTGGATATATTTGAGATTGATCGTTTCTTCGTTGGTGAGAATCAGCCCTTTCTCGAACTGGAAATCTGCGCCTGCGTCTTCCGTGTTTCCGCCTCCCGCGTTGATCGACAAAGGGCGAAGGCAATCACTCGGCGGTGTGTGCTGGAAATCCCAATCAAACTGCGGAATCAACACAAACTTGCCCGTCGATGCCGTGTAAGTGCCGGAGAACGTGGAGTCATCCAGTGTGAAATTGTCAGCGTCAACTCGGGTCACATACCAGCGCCCGTTCGCGTTCGTGACGCCAGCGACATCCTTTACATAAACGCGATCACCAGTAACCAGCCCATGCGCGGTATAAGTGATCTTGATCAGCCCGCCCGATGTCGTCACCGCGGATCCACCAGAGAGCGAGAGGTAAGTGATCGTTTGCCGCTTGCGAGTCGTGGCAAAGTTCCACGCGTGCTCCCGTAGCGCCTCATCCAGCGCAGTGTAAACAGCGGGACTGCCGTCAGGGTTATACCACTTCCGCACAGAGGCGGATTGCTGGCTTGTGTCGCCCGTGAGCGAAGTTAGAGCGCGCCCGCCCAAGTGGGCAATCGCAAGGTTTGCAATCTCGGTAGCAGTAGCGGCCATAAAAGTCTCGAATGGTTACGGAAAAAGGGGAGGCTCCCACCATGAAAGGAGCCTCCCCGAGTTTCAGCCAACAAACAGGGTTTAGCCGAGAGTGTAGGTGAGGTGCCAAGTCTGTTTTCCAGAGATGGCCGTGGTGGTGGTCGTGAAGGTCACAACGATCCAAGTGTCTTCAGTGAAGACAACAGGAGTCAGAAGGCCTACTCCACGGGTGCCAGCTTCGGAGAAACGCTTGGTGCCAGCGGCAGAGCCGAGGTCGAGCGCGGTTCCAAAGTAATCCACGTCCACCACGACAGGAGTCGCGTCGTTCGTGAAATAGCCGATGGAGCAGACGCAAGCTGCGCCCGGGTCTTCATAGTCCACCGAGCAGAGGTCCGTGAGCAGTCGAGCGCCTTTCGGAAGCAGCGCCAGATACAGCGGATCGGCGGTGGCGGGAACGAATGTCTTGGAGACATCCAGATGTTGAACCTTGCCGCCGTAGGACGGAAGGGAAGGGCGGTCAGCCCCATTGGTGAGGCCAGCAAGTTGAGCTGTGCCGAGGTCAGTGAATACGTTAGCCATAGTGGTGTGAGGTGCGGATTAGAGAGCGTTGATTGCGGTGACGACGGACGAAACATCAGTGCCAGCTTGAATCTCCTGAATCAGGAGCTTGATGGCGTTGAAGTTAGTCGTGGAAAGGATCACCTGAGAATCAAAACCGCCCTCTACTGAGGTGGCTGATACGGTGCCCTTCCAAGGCTCCATCCGAAAGTCGTATGTGATTGTTGCGGCCATAGTGAGGAGTTGAAAGCGAGGGGGATTTTACTCCCCCGCGCCTCCGTTAAGGATTAGGGTTCGCGGTCACAGTAGATGCGGACAACCTTCTCATTCTCAGTGCGGACAGCGCCGCGCATGAGGTGAGAGCGGATCAGGAGCGCATCGTTACGCTGAGGAATGACATTCATCGAAGTGCCGCGCTCACCGATGGCAAGCTTGACGCCGGTTTTGTGCCACACGGGAACGGAAGTCACGCCGGTTGCGCTGGTCTTTGGAAGACGCTCCGACATGATGAACTTGAAGCCCATGAAGGTCATGCCATCGACGCCACCGTTGACCAACGCTTTCACGTTGTTGTAGTCGCCAGAGGTGATTTCAGTCGTGCGAAGGAGGTCTTCGGCTTCCTGCGCAGTGACGGCGATATAGCGGTCATTGAACGGAACCTCAGCTTCGTTGAGCAGTTTGGCAGCGCGGCGGAGTTTGCCGATGGTCAGGCCGGAGTTAGCGGCGGTGCCAGTCTCGACATAATCGACAGCGATGGACTGGCCCGCAGGAAGTGCGTCAGTGGTGGTGCCAGCGGCTCCGATGTAGCGAGTGCCGAAGAAGGCCGAGATGATCACATCGTCGATCTTTCGGTTCATCTCGGAAGCATGGCCGCGAACGGTGTCAGAGGTCGGGAGAACCACTTGGCCGAGGAAGGTCTGGTCATACTTGTCAAACCATGTCGGAACGTGGCAAGGACTCTGATAGAGCCAGTATTCAGAGCCAGCGAACTCCACGACGGGAGTTTCTTCGAGGCGGGAGGAAATCTCGGACGCTTCAAAGGCGGTGACGAGATTGAACTTTTTGCGCTCGCCGGAGAAGTCGGAACGCTCAACAGCGCCCTGGAGGCGGCTGTCGGTCTGCTGGAGTCGGTCTTGCCAGCTCGTAGAGAACTGGTCTGGATAGTAGTCGGGGATTGCACTCATAGAGTGGAAAGGAATGGAGGGATTGCGCCAGCCGTTAAGGGCGTGGCAGAGGAAGAGTCATGTCTTCCGGCTCCTTGGGTGTCCGCAGTCGCGGGCCTCGTTGCGCGGTGGCGCTGGAGTATCCTTTCGGGTCCAACTGGTGTAAGATATATGATATATCATCCAGCGATGCAAGCACAAAAAAGCGGCTCCCATTTCTGAGAGCCGCTTCAAACAATGAAAACACCGCGCACAACACCCGTTGGGCAGCGCGTAAGGTTTATCACTTCACCATCCCGCCGTCAATACTGCTTTTTCTTCGCCTCATGCAGCGCGATAAGCTGCTGTTGAATCTCCAACTGACGAGCGATCTCCTTGTCATTCTTCGGATTCTGGAACGCAGGATCAGCGCGAAGTTGCGCCATCTTCTCGTCAATCGTTGCCATTGTGTTCCCCCTGTCGCCGTTGATCAGTCCGGAGTCTTCGCGGAACATCTTGTCAGCGGCGAGGCCCATCCTGATAACGTCCTCAGTCGAGTAGCTATCTTTGGTCGGATCACCGCCCAGGATAGCAATCCCGCGCTTTGTCTGCTGCCAGTTCTCAGCGGCAGCTTTTCCCCATTCGGAATTGATCTTGGTGATCAGCGCGTCAGCCTCCGCTTTCTGCGCAGCCTCAGACTTCGCCACCGTTGCGCCGACATTCTCGTTGTTGAGCGCGATGAGTTCGTGAAGTGCCTGCGGAGGAAGCCCATACTTGTGCGCGATAGCTGCGGCCTTGCCCGCGAGTTCACCGTTCCACTCCACGCCTGGAGGGAGGTTATCAGGAGCCTTGAGGCCGTATCCTTCCGCATTCTCGGGAGCGCCCGTGATCTTGGAAATCTCCGCCCGGTATTGCCCCCACTGCTCATCTGTCGCGCCCTCGCCGGGGAGCTTCACAGACTGGCGAGCGCCGATCAGCTTCTGTGCGTTGCCGAGTCCTGCGAGCGCATCGAACGGCGTCGGATACTTCGCAAGCGAGCCTTCAAACGGTTTCAGGTGGTCAGGAAGGCTTTTCGTCCAGTCCTGCTTGAAGCCACCTTTGTCATCGAGCAGGTCGGTAAAGGACTGCGCAGACGTTGGCTGGACCGGATTAGCTGGCGGTGCCGATGGTTCAGGATTGCCGAGACTGCCGAGTGATGGCGTTGGATCTGTTGCGGGTGGTGATGTTGGTTCGCTCATGGGTTATGGGAGTTTTCTTGTGGGCCACTTGGCTTTGAATGCTTCCTCGCCGTGTGTGGCGATAAACCAGCGTTGCCACTCGGGATCACGATCACCGAGGACTGGCGAGCGCGGAGGCTCTGGGATGGTGGAAAGATTGCCTGCCGCCAGATCATCACAACTGGCGGCAGGCTCCGGCGCGTCGAGGGCATCGACAACCTCAACGGCGGAAATGGTGGGCAGCGGCTTGAACTGCAATCTTGGATTGCCAGCCATATCGCGAAACGCGGTGACGCCTCGGCCTTTAGGCGGGCTGTCGGTGTAGCAGATGCCGTCGAGGATATAGCCTACATCCTCGCCGTCTTTGAGGACGCGCTGGTCTGGGGTGATTGAATAGCTCATGGTCTGTAGTTTTGGATGATCGTATCGAAAATGAAGCGAGGAAACGCCTTGGAGCCGTCCACCTTCGCGGCTTCCAGTGGATCGAGCGGCTTGCCTTTGGCATCCACGAATGGCGAGGTAAGAACGCCTCCACACTGGTGATTCATGAAGCGGAAGAGAGTGATGAAATGCTCGTCGTCCCGCAGGTGAAGGATTGCCCTCGCCGCCTTTTCATAGGACTCCGCGAGCTTGCCGTCTGGAGGCTGGAGGTAGGTTTCGATGGGGGTCATGTGATGATTGAGCGCCGATGATTACGCTCCGAGAAGTTGCTCAGCTTTGTCCATTCCGCCAACATCTTTTACAGCGCCAGCGGCATCCTTCGCCATCATCGCGGCTTGCTGCATCTGTTGAGCCTGCGCACGGGCTTGCTGAATCGCTGCCACTTCTTCCAGCGGCTTGAGCATCTGAGGATCACACCCGGCGAGGCGGGATTTCTCGCGGATGTAATAGCCTGTGTTGAGGTGATCCATCACGCTTGGATCAACTGGCGCGAGCACAACAGCGGTCTGCATCACCTCATCAGAGGCTCGCATCGTGATAGACCGCAAGGCCAGAGCAAGCCGCGATGTCATCGTGATCTTCGGTGTCGGAAGCTGGATCATGTTCGGGCCGACTGCCTGAATCGCTTCTTGTGGAGGCGTCGGCAGCATCCCATTCTCGGCCCAGAGGTCGAAGAGACGGACCATCATCGGATTGATACACTCGCCTGTATCACGGTCAAAGGCCGGAGAGATGGCGTCGAGCTTTTCGCCCGCGAGTTGCGAGGCTTCAAAGGCGGTGATCTCACGTCCCGCGCTGCCGATCTGCGCGAACATCTGGAACATGTCGAGGTGACACAACCGGTAGATCATATCCTTTCGGCTCTGGATGTGGTTCATGCCCTCGGTAAAGTCGCCTGTCACCTGCAACGGGAAGATGGCGTCAGGCTGAATTCCGGCGCCGTAGTAGTTCATCGCCCGAGGCGCAGTTTTGAGCGTGCCCTCGAACGTGTCGGGAGCGGCCATCGGCGGGAAGACGCGCTTCTCCACGAACGTGTCATACATCATGCGAAAGAAGTTAAGCTGCCGCGACTCTGGCAGGAGCGTGAAGCCCGGCCCGTAGCCCCACACGTCGCCAAAGTCGAGCGCGTCCCAATTCAGGAAGCGGCCAATCACGAACGGGAAATGGTCAAAACCGCCCTCCTGCATGACCTTGCCTGACACCTTTTCAAAGTAGCAGGACAGATAAGCCTTTCGCTTCGATGGGGCGAATTGCTCATTGGACTGCAAAGATGGGTCACGCGGCTCTACGACGTGATAGAAGCAGCACTCCGAATCAGGCTCCTTTTCGAGCTTTTCCGCGATGTGCTTCGGCAGGTTTTCAGCACCGAACTGCCGCGCCGCCTGATACGCCGTGAACTTGATTTCACGAATGATGCCGCAAGCCTGCTTGTTCTCGTCCTGCCAAAAGACATACGTTCCAATCTTGATCTTCTCGAAGTGCGTTTTGCCTTTGGGCGTGACGGTGACGAACATGCAGCCAGTGCCAAAGCCCCAAACGTCGTTCAGGTATTCATGCCGCTCGGTGTAGAAATTCGAGTCCGCGATGTATTCCTGCGATACCATCGAGCACTCTCGCAGCCAGTTCTTTACAGGGTCACTCCGGCGCTGCTGAAGCACGGGCGTGTATTCAAACCAAGGCTGCGTCTTGTTCGTCGTCCAGCTCATGTAACCAGCAACGGATTTGCCGAGCGCATCCATCGCCGTCGTGTCATAAAGTCGAGCGTCCCGGTTATTGTTCGGCGTGTAGTCCTTCTGAGTGATGCCAGCCTTTCGCGGGAAAACATGCTCCGCGATCTCTTGCCATGCGGTATCCCAAACGCCACGCGCATTCTTGAGCGCGGTAAAACGCTTGAGCCATGCTTTCGTCTGATCTGTGCCCTCGGTGACTTCGCTCATAGATATTTCGAGCCGGGTTTAGGCTTCATACCCGCTGCGGGTGGCGTCCATGTGTTGAGCATCACGCCCTCGCCGCCCATGCCGAGCTTGCCGACGGATCCAAGCGCGGACGCTGGCGCGAGCGGGTTATCGGGATTGATCGTCTTTCGCAGGCCTTCACGGCGTCCGGCAGTGATTGCGGCTTGCTCGCCTGCCGCGGAGTCTGCGCGCACTGGCGCGGGCGCTGGTGGTGGAGCTTTGGGTTTACGAGCCGAACCCCCATTGCAGGCTGGCTCATGCCGCCAACCAATCCTGCCGAGTTGCGCCGGAATCAAAGGGCTGAAATCGAGAAAGTCGGAAGTCATATATGATCGCGATACTCTCTCAAATCTGAGTAGCGCGCAATCTCTTTCTCCACTGCCCGCAGTTTGGCCGTCTGACTGGCTGCGCATTCGGCAGGTGAGGCCAATATCTCCCGCAAGCTATGTTTGTGACCGATCCTTTTTTGATGCCGAAATGAGCGGCGATAGCCTTCATTTTCACGCCATCAGCATACATGGCGCGAAGCTTCAAAACGTCACCATCTGATAAGTGAGTGCGTCCATGACGATCACCAAAGGCCTGCCGCCCCTTGTTTGCCATATCGGCCATATTCTCCTTGTGAGTGCCTGCCAGCAGATGCGCAGGATTCACGCATTTGCGATTGTCGCAGGAGTGCATGATGAGCGGCGGGTATGCTTTGTGTGCAATCGCGAAACTAATCCGGTGAGCAGTAAGCGTCTTTGGGCGCATCTTAACTTTGCCATAGCCCGCAACCGCCAGCCCCTTCTTCCACTCCCAGCACTCCTCCGTCCCTTGGATATTCACCGATGCCCAGAATCTATTCAAACGGCGGGCGTTTAGTTTGACCTGCAAGAGGTCGCCGATTAGCTTCATTTCAGCTTCGTTCATAGTATCGTTATGGATTTGAGGTTAAAGGCCGTGTCCCGTTTCAGCGGGCGCGGCCTTGCTCATTGTCGGTCATATACGATTGCCTATCAAGCGCGAAAGCGCGAATATGGTCACTGGGTTTGGATAGCAAGCATAACAGCCCCCAGTCGTTACCTGCTGCCACGACCAATCCTACTCCATGGAATCCAATGCGTCTCCCCGCCGTCAGTCCGGCAGAACCCCAACCACTTCCTTTCATCCCTGCGCGGGTCGATGCTGACAAAGTGCTCCATACTCCCACAGGCAAGAGTAACGAATACGGCCAACTCTCCGTTGTGCTCCGCGTCATGCGCCATGATGAAGCAGTCGGGCGACACCCACACGAACCCACGCTCAAGGTGCTCATGCAGTGCCGCTTGGAAGTCGAGGCCTACACGGCGGGCGACTGCTTGAGCTTGTTCAAAAGGAGTCATGTCTGCTGCCATTCTTGCCGCCTTTTCGGCTTTTCGCCAGCCTCAACAGCCGAGGTGATAAAACCAAGCTCGTCGGCACATCCGAAGGTAAGCATCGAATCCGCGCCATGCGAGTTGATGTCATGGAGAGGAAGCGCGCGCAATGCGCCAGATGCGGCTTTGGGCTGTGTTCGGTAGTTCATCATGCAGCCGACACCAGATGGTAGCGGCTCACCAAACTCGTCCGCTTGCTTCGTTTCGCAAGCTGGATCAAACCACATCCGAGCGATTCGATCACGAACGCTATTCACAGCATCCCACTTGTCGCCGGCGACGGGAACGGTGATGATCTTGTGGTTTGCAAGCCCAGCCTCAACGAGCTGCTGCCGGTAGGTCTTCGTGTATCCCTTATCGCGGTAGTCCACATCGTGCGGGAAGAAATGCTTGGCAATCGGCCTGCCAAGCTCCGCCTCCCATCGCTGAATCTGCGCGACAGCCTCAACCGCGCCCTTGCCGGTGGTGAGAAAGAACCTGTGCCAGTTGATGTCACGATGCGGCATCTGTCCAAGCCACGCGCTCAAGCCATCATTGCCGATGGCCCAGAACGTAAAGAGCGGGTATTTCAGCTCGATCACAAGCGGCCTGATTCTGCCCTGAGACTTGGCCGTGACCATGCCAGGGAAGATTTGCCCGGTGACGATGGTCTTAATGCACTCCTCCGCGATGGTCGGGAACTGCGTCCAGATGTCCTCTCTCTGCTCGAGCTTCTTCTTTTCGTAGAATGCCCATCGTGAGGGCGGGAGCTTGATGCCGTGCTTTGACTCCATCTCGGCAGCGTATTTCAGCGTCTCGGGCAACTGTGGCACATGCCCGGGCAAGTCGTAGCTCGGATGGTTGAACCACGGAAAGAAATGGAGCTTCCAGTCCATGCGCGTGAGAGGCTTGCCGACCATCGTCAGCGCGAGGTCGAAGATGTCGCGTGCAACAGTGCCTTCTCCGCCTTCCATCGTCGTTTCCACGTCCAGCATACCGTGAGCGCCCAGGGCGTTGAACGTGCCGCGCTTAACCTTGCGCGCTCGCTCTGGTGCCTGGGCAGACTGCGGGCCGGCTTCCGACCAATGAATGCGCCGCGGCGTGCCGCCCATGAACGACGTGCCAGCTTCGAGCCGTGAGCCATTCGACCAGACGAGCTTTTCAGTCGTCGCCGTCATCTTGATATTGCGGTGAACCTCCTGCCAGATGGCGCGCATCACGGGATCAGGATGCATCGGCCCAGCCTCCCAATTCATTTTGGCGATATTCAGCTTCTTGATGGCATCCTCTTCTCGAAAGTCCACGATGGCGCAATGGGTGTTCGGAACCGTGATACACTCGTCTGCGTTGTCCAAGACGATCAACGTGGACATGCCCAGCTTTCGAGCCTTGGGAATGAAGTTGCGGAAATGCCGCTCGCTCAAAAGCTGCTCCTGCTCGCCACGCAAAACAAGCGGCGTCATCTTGCCATCGGCGTCATCCTCGGGGAGGATTTGTTGCAAGTGCCGCATCCTCCACCGTTTATCGGAGAGCTTGGGGAGGATTTCAGCGGCGGTGATCATTTGCGAAATACAGCAGCGACGGCCTCAGTCAGCCCCTCAAGCCCAACGGTGCCGGAGTGCTCTACTTTGTCGGGGGCGTTCCATCCGCACATCGCCGAGATTTGCTTCATTGCATCGGCCTTGGACGGCAGTTTTACTTGTGAGCTATCCTCGGTGTCTTTGTATTCCTGTGCTAGCCGGTGGAGTTTATCAACTTCACCGACTGGCGTTTCGAGGATTTCGACAAGGTAGCTGAGAGCCTTCTCTTTGTTCCAGCCAAGACGCTTTTCCAGTGTGGTTTCTGCCAGTTTTTGCAGTTCTTCAACTCTTGAGGAGATATTGAGATCACGAAGCAATACAGATGCCTGCTCAATCGCGCTTTTCGTGGTGCATCCGTTACTAACCTCATCGCGGTAAGCCTGCACGCCCGTAGAGCCGTTTGCCACAGCCTGTGCAAAAGCCTCGTGCTTGGGGTTTTTCAGTGCTGGCATAAGTGATGAATTTCCTCGTTCGTGCTGGATTATACCGTCTCTGCCGGAAGTGCGTCAAGATTATTCGCGGAACTCCCGCTGAACCGAACTTCGCTGAGGCTCAGTCGGTTAGCTCTTTGTTCGCTGTAACTCCCCGAATCAGCGCGTGGAGTTGTTCGATGGTGATCGTTGCTATTCTCAGTGTGGAAACGTGCCCCTCTTGGGTGGACAGGAACACGCTGCCGTCATCTTCCAGCCTCACTTGGACGCTGATATTTTTGTGCCAGAAGTCCCGGCCTTTCCACGCACAGAAACGATTGTGAGGCTTCCGTGCGCGGAACTCCTGCACGTCTTCCGTGCAATCGACCAACAGCGAACAAGACGCTGCTCCCAATTCGTCGGGCGTTGTAGTTTTCTCTGTCATTGTTGCTCCTTTCCGCCCTCCTCATGGGAGAGCTCAGCGTTACACCCATGGAAAAGATCCCCTTGGGCGAGTTCGTTGGTGATTCGTTGCACGGCGTTTGCGAAGTGCTCAGGGTCTTGCTCGAAGCCAATCGCTTTCCGTCCCGTGCGGATGGCCGCGATGATCGTGGAGCCGCTGCCCATGTAGGGATCGACCACCACAGCACCGGCTGGCACCTTGGCCTTGTCCATGCACCACGCCATGAGCGGGACGGGCTTCTGGCATGGATGCTGGCGCGTGAGAGCCTCGCCGTTCATGGTCAGGTCGCGCTTGCAGTAGATCCCATGCCCGCCCTTCATCCACGCTTCCTCGGCATCGCTTAGGAACGATCCAAAGGCATCGTCCAGCCGCTTGATCCAGATCAGTTTCGTCCCCACTGGCAGGCGAGCGCCGAAGTGATTCGATCCGAAGAGAACCACCTTTTCCCATGCGAGCCACGGCGACGGATCGAACGGTTTTTCGTCGTTGATGATCCCCTTACCTTTTCCGGTTCCGATGCCGTTTCCACGGCGTGCCACGCTGGCAGTATTGCCGCCGCTGAATCGGCTGTTGTCGGTGTCCAGCTTCATCCCATAGGGCGGATCGGAGATGATCGCGGCGTCCGCTGGCACAAGGTGGCGGAGTTCCACGGAGTCCCCAAGATACAGAGTCACCCGCCCGCAAGAAGAGGCATAACAAGACGGTGATGCCAATCCCGAGGGCGGCGATGTCGGTTCAGTAATCATAGCTTTTTTCCGCCTTCGTCCTCGGTGCGTATCGGCTCCCCGGACTCCGCGACGTGATCGCAGATGGAGAAAATTCGGGCGAGGGATTGTTCAGTGGTGGTCATTGGTGCGTCCATTCGTCATCCTCCTGATCGTTTGACAGTTCGCGGATAAGGAAGCGCCCGCCGTCGAAAATGCAACGTATCTTGTCGCCTGCCGCAAATCCACGGGCAAGTTCCACAAGAATATCGCGGCGATCCCGGATGATTTCAGGCTCAGCGGTTCCGGCAAATCGCTTCTTTTCCGGCTGAGTGAAAACGTGACAAACCTTAATCCATGCCTCGCAGTCCATTGCCAGCGAGCGGGATTCGCGCACTTGGCCGTCTTCGTTCTCCTGTGCCACAACGATGCAGGCGCACTTGTGGCGCTTGCTTGCCTCGTAAAGAGAAAGCGAGATGTGGGAAAGTTCACGCTCACGGGATGCAAAAGATTGGCGAGTTCTAATCTTGCCAATCAAGTCCACGATAAAAAGTTTTGTGCCGCCTTCCGACTCCTGCCGAATGTCAGCAACAATGTCCTCAACGTATTTCCCGCTGGCGTTGTCGATGCTGATCACCTTGCCAATCGAGCGCATAAGTTCGCTTTGGGCCTTGGCGTATGCGTCTTGTTGCTGCCGGGTGTTGATGCCCTTTCGTTCAATCGTGCCGTCGATGCCCTCCGCCGCGCTGGCGAGGATTCGCCCGGCATAGGTGCGCCGTCCGACTTCGTTGGTGTAAATCTTGGTTTTGAATCCTTTGCGGGCAGCGTGGACGCCCATACACCCGGTGAGAACTGACTTGCCGGACTTGGTGGGGCCGGTGACAAGCCAAAACTCATCCTGGCCGATGCCACCACTCGCCTTGTCCAGCGATGGGATGCCAGTCGGAATCAAAGGAGTCTGCCCGGCTTGGATTCTCTCGGTGAGTGTCGCCATGTGATCCATATGCTCGTAAAGGCACTCTGTCAGAGTGGCGGAGGTGTTCTCCATGCTCCTGCCATCCAAAGCCGCAAGAATGGCCGCCTGCGCATCGTTCAGCGTGCTTTGAAGGTCCTCGCTCGGCTCATGAGCTGAAACCAGCTCTAGCGCAGCGGAAAAGCCCTCAATGGCCCGTCGCTGCCGGTAGCGTGCCAGAACGTCGTTGACGTAGTGCTCACAAAGCGCTGGCGATGGGATGAAAGCGAATAGCTCCATCAGCTCCGCAGGCCCGCCGACTTTATCGAGCGTGCGCTGATCTCGTAGCCGGTTCGTGAGGTTGATCACGTCGATGGGAATGTTCTCATTCTCCATCGTGAGAAGCTCCGTGTAGATTATGCGGTGCGCTTCCTGGTAGAAAGCTGCCGCTTCCATCTTGGTTCTGAGTCGAAAGATGCGGGAAGGGTCTTGTAGCAGCGCGGAGATAACGCCTTTTTCAGATTCGATGGAGTGCGGGAGATTCATTTACGGGCGGAGTAGATTTTGATTCTGTCCCATTTCGAGCAGACAAGCGCCAGTGTGCCGCAGTCGCGCAAAAGGTTTGGAGCGTATTCCTTTTGGGATTCGTGATGGATGTAAAGGAGGTATTCCCGCCATTCGTCAGGAGTCATCTCGGGATGGCGAGTAAACAGGCGTTTCAGTTGTGCGTTGTCTGCGGCGTCTGGCCCTGCCCACGTTTCACCGATGCCTTGCTCGAAGTATTCGCGGAAGATGTTCAGGAACTCTTGGCGGCGCGGGTCAGGAGGTGATGGCTTGGGCTTCCTCGCTTTGGCTAAAGGTGTTTCCAGTTTCAAATCCTGATCAACGGAAGGAGGCGGAGCCGATTCCGTTAATGGTGCTTTTGAGTCTGTATCTGCTTTTGAGTCTGAGTCTGTATCTGCTATATGCACGATTCCCGTTATCTGCCCGTTATGTGGCGTTATGGCCCCGTTACTAACCGTTACGGGCGCATGACGGTTTCTAAACCTCTCCTGCCTGAGTGCGTTCGCCTTCTTTTCATCCTCACGGGATGCCATCGCCCGATACTTCCGATGGTTCAAAAGCTCCCATCCGCCGTCAATCGGCGCAATCCTACGGCCTTCATTATCAGGCGTTCGTGAGTATGGATCGGGCGCGAGCAGCTTCCCAAGGGCAAGCTCACAGTCTGCCAATGTAACGCCAGCCACGCGAGCCAAGCCGGGCACGCTGGCGTGAACCTCGCCGTTTTGGTCGGACATCGCCAGCATCGTAATCCAGACAATGCGCGTTTTATCGTCTTCCGTCCAGATTGTAGAGGTGACGATAGAGTTAAACAGTTTTGTGTAGTTAGGCATGGTTACAAGGTGTTATGTGGCGTTATTATAACGGTGCGCCGTTACTTGAGGTAGCGCGTAGCTAGGCTCACGTCTGAGGCAAACAAATTTAGCGACCTTTTATTCCTCTACCTTATTCGTTTGGCGTTCCATGTGAACATCCTGAAGGTAGGCAATCACTTTCCCAAGTCGCTCATAGCTAATGAAGATGACAGAGTCTTCCATTAATTGATCAATTGAGCTAATCTCCACTCCGTATTCATCTTTGGTGATGGTGATCATGTCTTGCGCTGGTATTATTAGACTTGGTTTCATGGGCATAAAAATCCCTCTCCGTGTCGTCCCCAGAAGCCCGAAGGCAACTGGCACAGAGAGGGGAAATTTTGACGTTGAAACGCTGGGACGAACAGCGATAACGGGCGGAAATTAACTATTTCCAGAGCTGGCGCAAGTGGTGCCGTTGAGTTTGTGAGGCTTGTCTTTGCACCTGGGGCAAGGCTCGGTTCTGCCGTTCCCGGTGTTGACGAGGATGCGGCCTTTGCCCATGCACCTCGGGCAGGTCTTGTGTGGCGTGGTCATAGCGCGACGGGGGCGATGTAGGTTATGTCTGCGATTCTGCCGGTGCGATCTGGTTTCATATCAAAATGACATGGCCCCCACTTTTGATCCATCGGCCTCACAAACAAACGGCACGGCACTTTGCGCTCAAGCGGGAACTCGTCAGCATAAAGCATTCGCCAGCCATCAGGAACAAGTGACTCGTCGGCTTTTTGAGGGTTGTGGTAAGCTCTTAGCTTCATCTCGCCCTCCCTTCCTCTGCCGTCAGCGGGTGCAAAGAATCGACCAGCCGGAGCATTTCAGCCTCGGGCAGCCGGTCACCCTGATTCAGCAAATTGCCCAGCGTGTGACGCTTCCAGCCCATGCGTTGACATACGATGCCGCCGTGAATGCCGCTCTTTTCCATGCGCTGCCGGACAAACAAGGCAAACGCCTTGTAAGCCTCGTCACGATTCAGCTTGGCAGCTTTAAAGACGTCCTCAGTCTGCTGGATGCGCTCGATGATGGATCTCATATCAGTCCAGCCTCCCGCAGTTGATTGAGGTAAAACTCGCCTTTCCAAGTGATCCGGTAAAAGCCGGACTCCAAACGCAGGAATCCGTTGGTAATGTGAGGCCCGATGCTGCACTTAGACGATGGCGAAGGAATATTTTTCCTGCCTTTGATCTTCACGCCTATTGGCAGCGGCTCCGCTTGGATTTCTAGGAGCTTCTGGACATGACCGATGGAAATGCCGGGTATGTGCAACTCTGCGGCTTTGGCTCGTTCGGTCCATTCGGTTGTGACGGTGCTTTTTTGGCGTGGTTTTCGTGATGATGTTTTCATGGTGATGATGGTCAGAATGGAATGCTTTGGTCGTCTTCAGATT